CGGGTGGCCCCGGTCCTATCGGTGGCGCTGGCCCGATGCCCCCGATGCCCCTTCCCGGTCCCGCTGGCGCTCCCCCGGCTGCCCTGATGGGCCGTAAGGCCGGTGGCCGCGTGTACCGCTCCTACAAGGACATGGACGCGGGCGCTGGCTCCGGGCTGGGCCGTCTGGAGAAGACCGAGATCGAGGCGAACAAGCGCACGGGCCGCAAGGCTGGCGGCAAGGTCTATCGGTCGTACAAGGACATGGATGCCGGTGCAGGGTCAGGCGAAGGCCGCCTTGAAAAGACCGAGATCCAGAAGAGCAAGCGTCGGTAATCCCCACCTCCCCGACGCACGAAGGAGGGAAACGGCAGGGTCCGCCTCACGCCCTGTCGTTTCCCCCTTCACCCTAAGCGATTGATATTTGAGGAATAAATGCTTACCCAAACTACGCAAATCGAGATCGAACTAAAGAAGCTCATTTCGATTGAGGTTGAACGTCTTAAAGAACAACTGGCTGTGAATATGTTTGAGGACGTGGCCTCGTTTCGATTTATAATGGGCCAGATAGCTGCCTTGAGATCTATGGACGACTTGATTTCTGAAGCCCGGCAGCGATCTGACCAAAGAAGTCGTTAACTGATATATTCAAAAGGTGAAATCCGATGCCTTTTATGATTATGGATCACGATGAGGATCCGAAAAAGAAGATCCTCGAAGAGATTGGCGACATCTCCAATGTTGATGTCTTCAATACTCAGGTGCTTGTGGCGGTGTATATCCGCCCCCAGAAGACGAAATCTGGCCTTTATCTTACCGACAAGACTACCGATGAGGATCGGTATCAGTCGAAAGTCGGCCTTGTCCTGAAAAAGGGGCCTTCGGCGTTCGTGGACGACCGCGATCAGTGGTTCAAGAACGTGAGCGTCGATGCCGGTGACTGGATCATTCACCGCGCGAGCGATGGCTGGTCGATCACCATCAACAATGTCCTCTGCCGCATGCTCGAAGACACGTCGGTGAAGGGCAAGGTCGATCATCCCGACAGGGTTTGGTGAGGAGATAAGATATGGCCGACGAAGAGCAGATCGAAATTGAGCTTGAGCCCGCGCCCGAAACCGAGGGGACGAAGCCTGATGTGATCGTCGAGGAGGCCGAAAAGCCTGCTCGGCAGGAAATCAGCGCCGAAGACGGCCTCGCCGAGTTCAAGCGCAAGTACGAGGAAGAGCGAGCGGCCCGTATGGAGGCCGAACGTCGTTTCTTTGAAGCCCAGCAGCAGGCGCATCAGGCGTCGAACGAGGTCGAGGACACCAATCTTCGCCTTGTCGAGAGCGCGATCAACACGGTCAAAACCGAAACGAACATCCTGAAGGCCGAATATCGCAATGCGATGGCGATGCACGACTATGATCGTGCGGCTGAAATTCAGGAAGCGATGTCGCTGAACGCCGCCAAGCTCCTCCAGCTTGAAAACGGCAAGCAGGCGATGGAGCAGCGACCCCGGCAGGCCGCTCCGGTGGCTCCGCAGGGCGATCCGGTCGAGATGTTTGCCCGCCAACTGTCGCCCCGGTCGGCGGAATGGGTGCGGCGGAACCCGCAGTACGTCACCAACCCCCGCCTGAACCAGAAAATGGTTGCCGCGCACAATTTGGCGGTCGCTGATGGCATTGAACCGGACACTCAGGACTACTTCGACTACGTCGAAAACGTCCTCGGGGTGCGGAAATCGACGGTTGAGGAAGCGGAAAGCCCGATGTCGGCGGCTGCGGCCCCGGCACAGCGTCGTGCAGCACCTCCGGCGGCCCCGGTTAGCCGTAATTCGGGCGCGAACGGCTCCAAGGTCGTCCGCCTGACGGCTGAACAGCGCGAAATGGCCCAGATGATGGGCATGACCCCCGAAGAATATGCCCGGCACCGGCTTTCGCTGGTGAAAGAGGGCAAGATCACCCATTAAGGAGAATTGAAATGAGCGATAGCGAAGTTTCCGCCCCGCGCCGCCGGGGTCGTCCGCCCAAGAGCAAGGAAACCGCGCCGGAAGTGCGCCGGGAAACCGCCGAAGCGGCCCCTGCGTCCCCGGAACGTCGTCCTCTGCGGGATCCGCTGCGTGATGAAGACCCCCGCGTTGCTGCCGAGCGCCGCGCCCGCGAGATCATGGGCCATATCGGCGATGCGGATGCCGGGAACGATGATTTCTGGATTGACCCGGTGATCATCCCCGATGGCTGGACCTACGAATGGAAGCGTTATTCGACCTTCGGGGCGATTGACCACACCTATATGGGTCACCTTCGCCGCATGGGCTGGGAAGAAGTCCCGGCCTCCCGGCATCCCGAGATGATGCCGAAGGGCAATCACGCCCACATCGAGCGCAAGGGCATGATCCTGATGCAGCGCCCTGCCGTGATTACGGAAGAGTTCCGGCGTCGTGAGCTTCGCGAGGCTCGGGAGCGCGTCCGGGTGCGCGAGCAGCAGCTTGCTTCCGCCCCAGAGGGCCAGTTTGGCCGCGAGCATTCTCAGGTGCGCCCGAAGATCAACAAGGGCTACGAGCCGATGCCGATCCCGGACGACAAATAAACCGCCATCCCTGCCAAGTGTAGGCGATGCATTCAGGGCCGCTGGAGCAATCTGGCGGCCCTAGTTATTTGGAAAAAACATTTGCACATATGAAAAATAGGTATACGCTGGCGCAATCTCCTCCCCGGTGTGAGGGGTTAAACCGTTCCAGCGATCTAGTCGCCCCGGTGTGCGACGATGGCGCATCCTGAAAAGGAGTCCCGTCGTGGCGAATACCAATTCCCCCTTCGGCTTTCTTCAGTACTACGGTGGCGCGGGCGGCGCTCCGACGTTCAGCCAGTCTGCTCGTCGCATCGCTGCTTCGAACACCACCAAGATCTTCTTCGGCGATCCGGTGATGCCGGTCGTTGGCACGGCCAACGGCTACATTACGCAGGGCGCGGCTGGCACCACTACGCTGGCTGGCATCTTCGTTGGCTGCAAGTATCTCTCGACCTCCCAGAAGCGCACCGTCTGGAGCCGTTACTGGCCCGGCGCTGACGCCACGGGCGATGTCGAGGCTTACGTCATCGACGATCCGAATGCTCGCTTCATCGCTCAGGCCACTGGCGCGTCGTTCTACAACGCTTCCGCCACGCCGACGACGATTGATAGCCTGCCCATCGGCCAGTATGCCCAGTTCACCATTGGCACGGGCAACACCAACACGGGCCAGTCGGCTGCCTACATCTCGTCGGTCGGCACGACTGTCACCTTCCCCTTCATCATCGTGGACTATGTCTTCGCTCCTCCGGGCGCGAACGGCACGGATCCCAGCACCAACTACCCGCAGATCGTTGTTGGCTTCAACAACGAGATCTTCCGGTCGAACGGCGCTGGCCCCACGGGCATCAGCTAAGGAGTAACGGACAATGGCTGTTAATCTTTCCGCCATTAAGGATCTGCTGCTCCCCGGCCTCCGTGGTGTCGAGGGCAAGTACGAGCAGATCCCGTCGCAGTACGACAAGATCTTCACGAAGCACGACTCGAAGATGGCTCTGGAGCGCACCGCTGAGATGCGTTACCTCGGCCTCGCCCAGCTTAAGACCGAAGGTGGTCAGACAGCTTTCGATAACGGCGCTGGTGAACGCTACGTCTACAACCAAGAGCATACTGAAATTGCCCTCGGCTACGCCATCACCCGCAAAGCCATCGACGACAACCTCTACAAGACCCAGTTCCACCCGTCGAACCTTGGCCTGATCGAGAGCTTCCAGCAGACCAAGGAAATCTACGGCGCGAACGTCCTGAACACGGCGACGACCTACAATGCTTCCATCGGCGGCGACGGTGTGGCTCTGATTGCCACCAACCATCCCATCGACGGCGGCACGGTTGCGAACCGCCCGACGACGGACGTGGACCTGAACGAGGCGACGCTTCTGAACGGCATGATCGCGGTCCGCGCCAACTTCAAGGATCAGGCTGGCCTGAAGGTGTTTGCGCGCGCGCGCAAGCTCATCGTGCCGACTGCCCTTGAGCCGGTGGCGATCCGTCTCACGAAGACGGAGCTTCGTCCGGGCACGGCAGACAATGACGTGAACGCGATCATGATGACTTCCGGCGGCCTGCCGGAGGGCTACATGGTCAGCGACTTCCTCACGTCGTCGTCCGCTTGGTTCCTGCTGACGAACATCGACGGCCTGTCGTACATGGAGCGTGTGAAGTTCGAGTCCGACATGCAGGTTGATTTCGTCACGGACAACCTGCTGGTTAAGGGCTACGAGCGGTACAGCTTTGGCTATTATAACTGGCGCGCCATTTGGGCGAGTTTCCCGACCTGACCCCGGCAGACGCTGCACCGACAACGTGATCTTATCGTGCAGGAGCAATGAATGGCACAGACAACCTTCACAGGCCCTATCCGGGCTGGTGACATTCTGTACACGACGGGTACGACCGTTGGTACGGATATCGCCAACGTCGGATATGCGGTCATGGCGCAGGCGTCTGCGGTTACGCAGGCGAGCGGCGCGACCACAATCGTGATCCCGAAGAACAGTCACATCATCAGCATCACGCTGTTCGTGACGACTGCTTGGACGGGTGCGGCGACGACCCTTGGTGTTGGCAACACGGCTTCGGCAACGGCTTACACCGCTGCTGGCGCGGTTGCTGGCGGCACCATTGGCTCTGTTGTCGTTTCTCCGGGGGCTGATGCCACCCGTACCGGCAACTGGATCGATGTCGGCACCACCGACAGGAAGATCCTCGTCACATCGACCAATACCGGCTCTGGTGTTGGCGTCATCACGGTCACATACGCTCAGGCCCTGAACCTGACTGCGTAAAAGAGGAGAAGGCAAAATGAAGGGCAAGACTCAGAAGGGTGTGAAGGCGCAGCAGGATCTCGGTTCGGGGTTCTATGCTGGCGCGGGTTCCAACGTCGCGCGCGAGGCCAAGAACAAGGCCGAGGGCTTCAAGCGTGGCGGCAAGGCGAAGCACAT